ATGGTTGCTGTTCTGCAAACCGCTGCTAAGTCAGTGTTTGCACCAGCTGTTGAAGGCTCGTTCAAGGGACCAAACAACACAATGTTGGTTGGAACACTGAATGGCTCCATCAAGGTTTACAGCTACCTGTTCAACCAGTCAGTTGCTGACGGTGTTGTGTCTGATTACTCCGGCGGTACAGGAACCGTTTCAATCACTGGAACCGGTGATGACATCATCATCATGGGTTACAAGGGCGGCAACGGCGAGACCGACACAGGATACTTCTACTGCCCATACATCCCACTGATGTCAAGCGGTGTTGTTATCAACCCTGTAACTTTCCAACCAGTCGTCTCTCTGATGACTCGTTACGGAAAGACAACTTTCACCAACACCAAAGTGTCTCTTGGCAACTCCAAGGACTACTATGCTAAGGTGACAGTAACAGGCGTCGCATTTGCGTAATCGCAATCGGTGTTAGCGTGCTAACGCTAAGGGGCCCAGAGAAATCTGGGCCCTTTTTATTGGGACAATGATAAATAATCCCATACATGGAATATTGCGCATGAAAATATCGTTCAAACAATTCTTGGAAGAGAGTAAGCAACAATTACTGCGTGCTGCTGACGCTGCACCTATTCATAGTAAGAAATACTACGCAACCAAGTATAGCAATTTCCGATTGGGCGAAACGGTTATTAGCATACGTCCTCGTTATCAGATAATTGTTGAATGGCAATATCAGGATATGTTGAACCCACAGCCAATAAACATTCAAGTTATCCAACAAAACAATGACATAGTGGAAATACCACTATCTAACACTGATCCCAAGAAACTTGTTCGTTGGCTCAATAACAATACTCGCGAAGAACAATCACCACTAAAAGGAATTCCACATGTCTAAATTACTGCAAAACATTGACAATCAAATCAACGAAGACCAACGAACACAACGTTTAGTTGTCAAATATCTAATCGAAGGATCGACAACTGTTGATGAACGTCAGGTGATGGTGGAATCTGTTATGGGATTGCTCGGCAATATCATCTATTCGATTGACAAAATAGCGTCAATAGCAACAAAAAACGTTGCTGCACGCCAACAAATGGACACAAGTGGCGAATTGAACATTTCCTCAATCGCTCCATTAGCAACAATTGCTGATGCTGCTGTCCTCGCTGCAACAATTTCGCAAGCAGATGTTGCAAAAATCCCTGATGATATCAAATACAAAGCAATTGGACTATACAAGAACGTTGAAAACAAAAATCCATCAGACAAGTCAGTGACAATGTTGCGTCGTATGGTTGAACTTGCAGGACGACTAAATCCAAACGTCAATAAGTCAAAACAAATGTGGCAGCAAACACTGAACGGCGCACTGGAAAGTCTGCAACGAGGCGACATCAACGGCTATGTGCAAACGTTGCAAAAAGTCAAAAATGCGCTGGTAAAACTGCGTCAAACATCTGCTGATGTTGTCCAAAATGTGCCAGTTGTCCCACAACAGCAAAGCAAACCTGGGCCAACTTTCCAGTACTGATAACTGCACCTGTTGACTTTTATTATTATTTGTGATATTGTGCGCCCCAATCGTTAACATTAACGAATGAGAGGGCAGTATGGACAACACGAAAGAGCAGTGGGATCGTTGCCGCATCCGTGCGTTTCACGCCACGGAAGATGTCAAACGTGCGATGCGAATTCCTACGATCGAAGATCAGGTGTGTGAGCAATTCATTGCACCGATCGTCACACATCCGGCATTTGACGCGTTTCTTGATGAAATCAACCAAATGCTCGCCGAACCATCCACCATTTAGGCCAAATATGAACGAATATCAAACCAACGTTTGCTTGATCACGAAGGCTGGGGTACTTTGCACCGAACAGCGTGGAAAAATTGGTGATACGGGCGACATCCTTGACGCACTGGATCATATCCACAGCTTGTTGGACGACAAACGAGAGTTTGTTGAGTCTGGTGCCAAAATGTATCAAGGCGTCGTCTATAATCCTGCAGACGATGTTCTTGAAGATGTGCGAACGATTTATCAAGGACGTGGCCTGCCTGAACAGCAAGCAGCACTGACTGTTCACCGGTATGGTGTAATCTATCAGATGGTGATGCGTCCAGCAATCGAACAGATCAAACGCATCTTCGAAACGAAATCCGATCCCGACGAACTATACCAATCGGCAGAGCAAGCGTTCGCTGATATGGCACAATTCGCAATCAACGTTGATGTTGGAACGATACACGAAGACGACGCTCGTGTTGCTGCTGCAACGATCTTTGCAAAGGTTCGTGCAAAGCGTGAAGCGGAACGGAATGTGAAGCCACAACGGAAACGTCGCAAGAAGCAAGTGGAAGAAATGTTTGTTGAACCACAGGAAGATGTGGAAGAACTGACGTTCGAAGTGTAATCTTCCCAGCAAAATCAAACACATCTTTATTGTATAAGGCAGATTGGCTCATAAATACTCCCACATTTGAGGAGTTATTATGGGCCAGTTTGATACGTTCCCAAGCGTTCCAGGGGCGCTGCGCAAAGAATCTCTTGACATTACACTAAAATTTGAACGGTTGAGCCCAACGGCTGGCCGCGTTATGTGGAATATTCCAATGCCTTCCGTTGGATGTTCTGCTGACACACAAGCATATTGCGGAATCGTTATCGTTATTGATAATGTTCCTGCTACTCCTGAAAAATCTCCAATAAATGGCAAGTATTACATTGGCGATCCTACTGTTGATCGCAACCTTCACGCTGGGGACACACTTGATACAGCCCTAATCGTTGGTGCGTTCTATGAAGACAGAACAACAGTATCGGTTGATGTATCAGGGCTTTTGTCAAACACACCATATTATGTTTCCGGTTATCCGGTTGATTGCCAAGGTCGATACTTTCAAGAAGGCGTTCACGCATATTCGTTGAATTATGACACACAACATAAGACTGACGATAAACCAGCAACGCAAACGATAACACCAACAACCCCCAACATCACAGAAAGTTCTCCAACCAATCTAATTGATGGAGCATTATATACTGCTGGGATTTATGTAAACGACGTTCTTCACACACTAACAATCAACGGACACGAAGCGCAAACATATCAACAACTGGTTGATGAAATCACTCACCAGTTTTCGTTCGTTGGTAACCCGTTCCAATCACACGTCCCACCAAACACAGGACAATTCTACTGGAATGGACAAGCATTATTCCAATGGAATGGAAGCCAACACGTAGCAGTTCCTGCGTTTATACAGGCAACCGATCCAACGGTGCCGTTAGTCGGAGCACTGTGGTATCGTCCTTCACTGAATTCATTGTATCAGTGGGATGGGGCTGCATGGGTTCCTAAGGGATTTATTGATTACCAGTTTGATGTAACTCAACTTGGGGAAGGTCATTTTTGGTTTGATGGTTCAACAGGATATTATTGGAATGGAACAACGTGGTGTGAGTTAGTCACTTATGTGTCGGCAACAGATCCGTCATTGCCGCCAACACTGCCACACGGAACATACTGGTACAATACTGACACAGATATCCTGTACAGATGGGACAGCAAATACTCTGTATGGCGTGAAGCAACTGCGATTGTGTGGGGATCTGATCCTCACAATGTTGTTGATCAGCAGTATTGGTTCAATGACGCAACGAATAGGCTGTATCGTTGGTCTGCAGCGTTCGTTGATTGGGTTGAAATGTCCAACGTGCGGATAGTTGAAACAGAACCACAGACACCAGCCCCTGACACGTTCTGGTACCATCCAATCGATCAAACTCTCAAGCAGTGGAACGCAACAACAGAACTGTGGGTGGATCTTGATTTTATCCAATGGGATAGCGATCCAACCGTTGAAGAATCGTGTAATCTGTGGTGGAACACATCTAACGATAATTTGTATGCGTGGGATTCGGTCCATTCACAATGGGATCAGGTCGTTGACTTTATCCAATCGTCTGTAAATCCTGCGCTTCCACCAGCACTAAACGTCAATGATATTTGGTACAATACAACGACAGGAGAAGTTCGTCGTTGGGAAAACCGCTGGGCATCAACTAACTACATCGTCAATGCAACAGATCCAACGATCGTCAATGTTGGTGATGTCTGGTACGACAAACAGAACTGGTATCAATGGAATGGCACACAATGGCTGCCGATTTCTCCAACGATTAGTGAAGTCAATCCGTATTCACCAGCGCTCGGCGCATTGTGGTTCAATACCTCCACAAACGTCCTGTCTGTCTGGAACGGCATTCTGTGGTCTCCTGTTTTATATTCAAGCACACCATTAGATCCACCAATAGACACGTTGTGGTACGACACCGTCAATGAACAACTAATGCGTTGGAACGGCTCACAATGGGTTGAGTCGGAGCCAATAGCAACTGCAACGTTAGTGGATGGGAAGATTGTCTTGACAACGTCTGCTACCGGTAGTACAGCATCAATCGGTGTTGATCCATCAGCAGATCCAAGCGTTCAAGGAACATTGTGGCGGGCATTAGATCCAAGTGGAGCACCTCCATCGTTTGGCGATCCGGTTATTGGCACAGATGGCAATACAGGCGTTCCATCATATATGGAACTTGGAGTTGGAACAGACGGTACGCCAGATCAGCGACTGAAATTAGCAGACGAAATCCGTATGCTGTTGGGATATCCAACGATAGAAGTTGAACTAACAAAAGCACAAATAGACCAGTGCATGCAGACAGCACTTGATAGGTTTAGAGTTGCAAGTGGAACAGCGTATAAGAGTGGTATTATATTCTTACAACTGAAAGCAGGCGAACAACATTATAATCTAACGAACAAAACAAAAGGCTTCAACAAGATCGTCAACGTTATGGCGGCTCACAGGCTAACATCGTCGTTCGTTAGCACAGCACACGGCGCTGGTGTATATGGTCAAATCGTGTTGCAGCACTTGTACAACATGGGAACATTTGACTTGCTATCGTACCACATCGTTAGTGAATACACAGAATTGATGGAAATTTTGTTTGCTGCACGCCTGACATTCAACTGGACAGAACAAACACGGAGATTGTCTATCTATCACAGATTTACTCGTGATGAAATCGTTGCACTTGAAGTGTCTGTTGAACGCAGCGAACAAGACATTATCAGCGACAGATGGTCAAAGAACTGGATCCAACGATATGCATTAGCACAAGCAAGACTAATGCTTGCTGAAATCCGTGGTAAGTATCAACAATTGAATGGTCCTGGTGTCGGTGTTTCTTTCAATGCTTCTGATCTTGCTCAACGGGCAGCAGATGATATGGAAAAATTGCAAGCAGAGTTGGACGATTATATCGCAAACAGTATTGATGAATATGGGCTGGGTGCTCAATTCGTAATTGGTTGATAACTATGAAAAAATATCGTTTGTTTCAAATGTTGGAAATGGATGAAGACCAACTGAATGAGATCAAAGATGACGTCAAAGATGCAATTGTTTCGGCAGCATCTGATGGAAAACTCGTTCCATCAGAAGTTAGTAAAATTGCTGAAAAGTATCACATCGCAATCGGTATTGTTGAATCGTACATTTACGAAATAATGTGTTCGTTGCTGAAAAATGTTGGCAAACACAAAGACGTTCCTGACAGCAAGTTCGATAAGCAACAATTGAAAAAAGGAATTGAAGTTGAACAGGAACACACAGACGATCCGTACCTTGCAAAGGTTATTGCAAAAGATCATCTTATGGAAATACCTGATTATTACACACGATTGGGCAAACTGGAAAAGCAAGCAGGAGTGAAAGGCTGATGAGCAGTTGCGTTACATTACCAACAGGTCAAAAATGTCCTGCACCAACTGACAATTCGTGCAAGCAGTGGTCATTGACAAATACAGGAGATGTTTGTTTCATTGATCATGCACAGCAAGAAATGTTGAACATCGCTGGGGCAAATGTCAATGTTTTTAGATTGTTGGGCATTCACGAACAGGGACGATTAGTTGATCTTACTGGCACCGGAAAGGCTATTTCTGGTGGGGATGCAGATCAGTTTCCAGCGAGCAACGCATTTGACATCTATCAAACAGAATGGCATTCACTTCAACGCGGATCATCAGTCGTTGAAAAAGCGTATATAGGCTATGATTTCGGCGAAATAAAGTTGCCAACAGGGAGAGACCGATATGCCGTTGATGCAAACATAAGGCAACATATAACGACGATCAAAATCAAGCAAAGCTCTCACGTTCCAAAGCGTGCAACACGCGTCCGTGTGGAACGCAGCGACGATGGACATACTTGGTTTGGTGTTGCAATTGTTGATTTGCCAGATACAGACCAGTTAGAAACAGTCCATTTCCGTCACAGTGTTCCGAACAGGTATTGGAGATTGCGTCCTATTACGTTTAGTGGTGGTGCATCTGACTATTGGAGCATTGTCGCAATGCAGATGATTGACTATATGTCAACATCGTTAGATAACATTGAAGACAAAATCCTATTAGAGAATCGCAATAGAGATTATGCAGAACAAGCAGTGACATTGAAAGGGCATTACGATTTAGTCGATCAAGCGTCGGAACTATCTCGTTTTGGTATTGAAATTCCAGCAGCAACATACACGATCAAAGTAAATTTCAATGCGACTCTCTCAGCACTCAGTCGTCCCATTGTCATTGGAGATGTTATTGAATTGCCAAGTGAAACTCAATACACTCCTACAATGAAACCAGTGAAGAAATACCTTGAAGTAACGGATGTTACGTGGGATACAGAGAGTTACACACCAGGCTGGTTTCCAACAACTCTGAAAATAACTGCTCAACCTGCATTGGCAACGCAAGAAACACAGGATATCTTTGGTGATTTAGCAAACCACATTGATGATTCTGGATTGCTATCACCTGACGAGAGCAAAGGAAAACAATATCAAGACTTGCAGGAAATTACTCAGTTTATTCAGGCAGAAGCAAAGACGGCCGTTCCTCTCCGCGGAAGTGAATCATCAAACTCATTGCGTCAGTTCTCAGAGCAAGAAATTCAGCAAGCAATCGATCAGGGATTTACAGGATTGTTGAATGTGCAACCGAATCAATATGCAATCTATA